CACACTCTTCTCGTCAGCCAGCTCCAACCCAAGCTGTGAAGGGAACCGCTTGATGTAATTATAAAACTCGAACATCTTCTTATCATCGTCTCCGCACCGGTCTACCAACAATCTGATAAACGCAAGAAGGCAATCGGAGTCGTTTCCAAAATTCTCCTGTGTGGAGAACTGGGTTTTGTCAACGTCCTGTTTCAATTTACGGATCGCGGCTATAGCTGCGTTGAAGTTGCGTTTCGCATCGTGGCGTAGCTCATAGCCTTGCTTCCCCATTTCACTTCTCAAATCATAGAGAAGGGTTTCTACAACATCTGTCAACACATAGATTAAGTTGAGAGTCGTATTAAGATTTGTTGTTCCTACTAACATGGTTTATTATAAATTCATATATAAACAAGTATAATCACATTCTTCATCGTAGTCATATTCAAGAGATACAGGTGCAAAGTATTGCTGTATCTTCTTTGCTGCCGTTTCATTCTTCCCCTCAAAAGAGAAAGTAAAAGAGCGTTTACCTCTGACTGTTATTTCAACCGGTATGCCTGTTACCTTAGTCATGTTGTTTTCAAGTTCTTGCTTTGTCATAATCATGCGTATTTAGTGGAATAAAAATTTATATGGTTAAAAAATAACTTCTTTGAATTCAAGGAGAGAAAGCGCATTTACTATACCATTAAAAGAATCAAAATCTTTTTTTACTCTTCCAAACTGATATGAATAAACCTCTTTTCCGTGTTTACGTCCCATACTGATGATATATTTATAACTATCTTCCCGTATAACAGTAACGGGATAACCTTCTGTGATATTATCAATTATTTTTTGTTCGTTTAAATCTATCAAGTTCATTGCTCTTATCTTCTTATTGTTAGTATTATTGGTTTCTTTTAGTATTGTAAAGATACTTTATTTTTATTTGAAATACAAATAATCTAATTTTATAATTTCATGCTTTAACTTAGTATAACTGCCTATTTTCTACGTGAATTTCCAAGCAATGGAATTACATTAAAACTCTTGAACCGGTCAACAAGGCGATTTACAAAACGCTTTTTAAATTCATCTGCATCAAGATTGCTGGTTATGTGATACATCTTACCAAATTGCTGATAAATCTCATATCTTGCATATAAAAATTCATCTATCACACTGTTAAGGCTAGTACCATAACTTTTCTGATTCTCCGTTTCCACCCCAATATCATTCAAACAGATATTAAACGGTTCCGGCTTAAACCCTTTTGACTGTCCTTCATTAAATGTATGCCTGTCGATATGACCATTCATCTTGTAATAGTTCATCATTTGAGTAACTGATAGATTTTCAAAAGTATTCGGATTATGAGTCAGCCGTAAATAATCAGAAAAAATCTGCATAAGCATAGTTTTACCAGTACCAGGCTTCCCGACAAGTAACAGGTTTTTATGAATTTTATAATCTTCATCCGGGAAAACCTGCTCTGCATACCGACAACCATTGAAATAGTAAAGCAGGAAAGACAACACTTTCGAGTTGTTCTTGTCCACTTCAAACTCTCTGAATTCACGCCCCATATAATTATTCCCAAGAGATTTTATCAAATTCCGATGGGCATAGAATTCATTCGGATTCGTCAAATCATATTCAAAATCTTGACGAATAGTCTTTCTGTGCCGTTCCACAAGATTGTATATCTGTTCCTGTTTCAGCTTCGCAGCGAACGACTTTTCCAGTTGGATTTGTTGCAGTTGGGCTGAAAGCTTTTGCTCTTCGTTTGTCATCTTCTTGCTTTTTAAGGTCAATATCAAGCCATCTCGAAAAATGTGACATGGCATCTTTAGGGGATTTTTGGATCTCTCCCTCGTTTTGCAATTTTACAAAAAAACGCTTCAAACATTCGTGGAATGTTTCAACGGTAAATTCCATATGTCCGGCAGAACGGATATTCATAACAAATGGTTCTATCCACGATACATTCAATGCAAGTTCATTGTAACATTCCTTCAAAGGTTTATCGAAAATATCCGGTGGAGGAAATTCTTCTCGCGCTTGCGCACTAGAGAGAGAATTATTATCAGGCTCATTATCAGGCTCATTATAGTTAGCGTTGTTACCGCTTGTTAGATTTGTTACATCTTGACAACTTGTGTTACCTTTGTTATCATGTGTTAGATTTGTTACAGGAGTCCCATACCGGTTTGCCATTCCTTTCCTTCCTGCTTCACTCCTTTTTTCAACAAGGCAATTATACTTATCATTATTAGAGTCTATTTGCTTCTTTATAAAAGAAAATGCCATTTTAGCCAACGGTTTCAGCTCCGACAGTGTCCCCGATGCAGCATACTCAATAATTGCATCGTACACTTCAAGTCTGACCTCCGCAGGATATTCCATCAGCACTTCCTGCCATTCAATATAGAAGACAAATGATTTTCTTTTTGTATCCTTTTTCATTATGCCTATTATTTGACAATCAGTTATTTATATATTGTAAAGTTAACTTTTTATTATGAAATTACAATAAGTATATTTCTGAATATCAACAGTTTAAACATTGTTTATCAGTATCCTGCCTTATTAAGTCTTAACGATTCCTTCTCAAAACTTAAAAGCGTACGAAGAGCATCAAGTTGGTGTACACACGAGGCGTTAAGCCTATCCAACCGGTCAACCAAGAACGCTTCATCTTCCGCGATACTTTCAAGCAGGGCATTCTGTATTTTTGCAGAAAGACAGTTTTCTTTGGCGATCTGAATAATGGTATTCTGTATTTCATCTGACTTTTTTCTGCGAAGCATTTTCTTTGCATCTGCAAGCATTTCTCCTGTACGCATCATATATACCATTATTGTCGATATGCGCTCCTGAATTTCTTGCGGGTTATTAGAGCAAGTAATATTCAGATAATCGCTTATTTCCTTAATTTCCTGTTCCATGATTATATGTCATTTAAGTAATCTGTTACGACTTTCATAAATTCATCCAAAGACCGGCAGACTACGTATTTGTTCCCGGCAGCTTCACACTCTTTCTGCCATTCTTTTTGCACCGGTCTTTGGTATTTATCCGGCTTTTTCATTTCCACACACAAAGCTCCATAGAAGCGATTGCTTTTTAAAAGAATTAGATCGGCAACACCGGGAAGCATCCCTTCATCCTTCATGTATTCTCCGTTTCTTGCACTTCTTCTGGCAGCGTTCGGGACAGCAAACAGCATATCTTTTAGCTTGGGGTATTCCAATCTAAACCACTTCACGCAAGCGCATTGCATCTTATGCTCATCGTTCGTTGGTTTCTTACGTGATTTAGCTTTGGATGCAAGTTTAATCATCTCCTCGTATGTCATCGCTTTCTTTGTCTTGTGGGGTTACTACTGTATCTTTTCCGGTCTTGTCAACTACGACCTGCTTTCCTCCTACGGTAATGGTTGTTTTGCAGCCTTCCGGGAGTGACTGAATGAAATTACGAACAACGGGAGAGTTGGCGTTTTCGCTAATAGTATCTGACATTGATACTTCTGCGCTGTACGGATATACATCCATAATGGCAGTTTCCGCTACCGATGCAATCTGATAGTCAGCCATTGTACCTTTCATACCTTCGTCCAATTTCTTCACTGCGTCACGCAAGTCGGCAGCTTGTACCAATACCTGGGTAGACGTTTTTTTCTCAGCACCGCTTTTCTCGTCCAATGTGATGAAAACCAGCTTGCACTTGAACCAACGGTCGGCAGCTTCCTCTTCGCTGGGGAACAATTCGCTGTAGTTGGCACGTTTAATGTCAGATACCGTGAATTCTCCAGAAATGAACGGCGTCATTTCCTCGATGATTCGTGCCTCTGCTTCTGTAAAGCTGAGTGCGTCAACCAGATAAGGTTCCATAACTTTCTTTTGCATTCCGTTTTCCATTACTTTCTCATAACGGATCTTGCACTCAAACCATGTATGCATTGCCATAATTAATCCTCCTTTAAATTTTTGATACTATCTTCAAGCATTTCATTTAAACATGTTCCACCATTGTAAAATTGCATAATGTAGCTGTACGTCCCGTCATTGTTAGGAGTAAGGATTGAAATGTCCTGTGTATCCTCCTCTTCCTTGTCCTCAATGACTTCCCAAAGAACATCGTTGACCTCAATCACAATAGCTGGATAGGGATCATTTAACAATGCTTCTTTATAAGTCTTATAATATGCCCCTAACTCTATTTTAAGAGTCTTGCATTTCTGTTCACACCACCCTTCGACAGTATAATTATTCAAATCGACTTTCTTAATTTTGCCAATATGTCTTTCCATTTCACTCATTATCAATCCTCCTCTTCTTTTATAAGTTTCTCAATTAATTCTTTATTCCATCCTTGAATAAATCCGTTTTCATCAATATTCATAATGATATAGTCACCATATCCATCCTCTGCCGGGCACATGATTTTCGGCACATAGCCGTCATAAGAAGCAATAGCAATGTCATCTTCATCAATAATATCACATATAAAATCATCACACACTTTGTAGTGGACATTAGCAGTTATTCCTTGCATCCAGTTGACTATTCGTCCTGTTTCAATCGCTATAATAGGTCGCCAACGGTAATGATCTGAATATATATTATAATCAGGCTCTTCTTTTATTTGTACGGCACAAGGCATAAGAGGCTTGCCTATACCTTTGTTTTCGTGTAAATCAACGTCTCTTATTCCGTTTACTCTTGCATCCTCCCAATAACGGACACCTGCGTCTACTTTCAAGTAGACTGCCTCAACTTCAGTTGGTTTGTTAATTGTAATTTTCATTATTGTAATTTATTGTTTTCATAAACTTTGTATTCAGTAATAGGCAGCTTTCCAGAGAGAATAGCGTTGCCACAAGTTATAAGCCCATTATCTTCATCGTACGATGGAACAAACACAATCACATCAAATCCGTTGTTCTTTAAATCCGATTCGACGTCTTTGTAGGGAGTGAAAACATCGTAACCTCCTGTTGTTTCAATATGATTTTCTTCACAACTTCTTGTCCGGTGCAAGGGAGTTATCTTGCACATAAATGAATTGGGATCAAACAATGAACGTAGCTTCTTCCCGTCAATGATACTGTTATCTGCTAACGCGAAATTCAATGCGTATTTTCTACCGACAGGCAATGGTAACGATTTGCATATTTCAGATATTTTATCCAATGTCAAGGAATTACCAGAAAATAGATATTCACGCTGTTCGTCATCTGTACTATTAATAGAGAATTGAAGACCTGCATCACCATTAAATACATGATTCTTGATGGCAGTCCACATTAGCAAGAAGTGTACCAAGTGCTTGTTATTTTTTGGCATCATAGTACTTACTACTGGGTGTATAAGAGACGTGCCTAAATATGGCTTAATATCATCCCTTAGTTTAACTGCATGATTAAGCACTTCTTGGTTAAAAGTAGGCTCACCCATGCGTGCGTAGTGGATATTTAAGCGTTTGGTATAAGTTATCTCTGGATGCTGTTTTATAGCAAGTTCTACTTCATTCTTTAGGTCTTGCAATGTTGCATTTCTTCCATACCCAACTTTAGGAACATCGCAAAACTTGCAATTCATAGAACATCCATATTGAGTTGATATGGTTATAACCCATTTCTCTGTTAACGGCATAATTTTGCCATTAGGAACTCCGTTTAGTTCTCGTGTTATTCCTAAGAAATCAGCCTTTATATTAGCATTTTTCCCATAATCACCAACTGTTAGAAATTCCAGCATCCCGTTATCGCCTTTTGCCGTGTAAATCTCACCGGTGGGAACTTTGATGGTTTTATGTATTTTCATTGTTCTATTTTCTTTTGAACCTTCTTACTCATATTTCTGAATTGTCTTGCCTTATCCGCTTCACAAGGTTTGGTAGCAATTTTGTCTATCAAATTTGCACCATATTCAAGCATTCTGATAATAGAATTCAAATCTGTGTTACATAAGGTATCTGCAAGTTCAATCTTGTCGAAATCAATATTATTGTCATTCATGAAGTCGCCAAGAGCGATTATATTTTCACGAGTTGTGGTAACAGTAAAAGTTCTCGTAAGAAGTTCCGGTTCTTGGACTTTGGCTTGCTCGACAAAGGCAGGTGGTTCATTGGTGACCTGCTGACTGATTCTTGCAAACGGATTGACTGGATTCTGCTTGGCTCGTTCTGTCTCCTGTTTCATTCGTGCTTCTTCAGCGGCTTTTCTTTCCTGTTCGACCTTGCTCCGTGCTTCCTCTGCTGCTTTGGCACGCTCACGCTGTTCCTTCAGGCGATTGGCATACTGTATAGTGGATGCGATATTGAGTGTATCCATGTAATAGGTACGAAGGACATCGAAATCTTCACCAAAACCTTTTAATGTAGATAGCTCGTTTTCTACCTTAGCAAATATAGCATCAACGTCAGAGCAAACAGATTTCATACTGGCTGACTTGTTAAGCCATTCCGATTTGAAAACCTTATTGAAATCTAAAAGGTTAACATTCAGACCATCGAAGTAAGTTTTGATAGTGACTTTCTTCTTGTCCTTGTATTGCTGCTCATTCTGTTTTACTACCGTATCAATCTTAGCGGAGCATTCACCGATGAGTTTTACCGTTTCATTTACTACTTCCTTGAATTCTCCAAAAGGTTTCATAAACTCCTTCTCAATTTCAAGACGTTTGGCGTTGAGGGCTTTCGCTGCCTTGTTAAGAGCAGCCTTGTCTTTCTTCGCTTGGTCGATATTCTCATCGTTATAATTGGTAATATCATACATTGGCAGGGCTGATTTCACCATATCCCTGATCTGAATTGCGTTGGTAGTAAGACTACCTAACGTCTTTTCACTTACGACCAGTTCCAGATCGCTTTCTTGGATTGCTATTTGTGTATTCATTGTTCTGTTTTAAAGTTTCTATTTTCTGAAAGCTTCATGCTGCTCTTTTGTTTTAAGCCATTGTAGGCATCTTTTGTTATCAGGGACGGTCAATTGTGTGACAACCCCAAGCATTTCATCAAACGACAATTGATCTGTGCTTTTGTTATCGACGTGGACATCAAAGCATCCGTTATCAAGTCGTTTGATTATAATATCTGGTTTCATTGTAATATCCAATTTCATCATCCATATCAATTAGTTCTTTTACAACATCATTAGCAACACAGATGCGTTTCTCCATTTCTGCAAATACCATTTCATCCGGTATTATCCTTACAATATGAATAGGAGTATTTTGGAAAGGATTGTAAACAACAAAATCAGTCCATTGCGCACCAGTACACATCATGTGAGCCATACACTGGTAGAAATATTCAGGTTTGGTATCAAGCAGCGATTCGTTGTCGTATATTTCGCTTCTATACTTCATGAAAGTACTTTGAATCGGGCATTTGATTTCCAAACAGCCTTTTTCACCGGTTTCTTCATCATAATAATAGCCATCAGGGCTACTTGCGAAATACTCTATAGTAGGATGCTTACATGACCCTGTTTCAACAATATGTCGACCTGTGATTCTCTCATACAGTTCTCTGGCATTTTCTTCCTGATCTGTTCCCCATTGCATAGATTTGGTATTAATGCAGACCTGATGCAAATATTTCTCAAACTCGACATCATCATTGACAACTTCAGGATTCATATCCCTTTCTGATGCAACTTGATAAATATAAGTTTTGGCTGTATCGGAGAAGTAATCAGTTCTTCCTTTTTTCATTAGCAGTCCGACCTGCGACCCGGTGAAATTACCGAGCCGCTTGCGGAACCATTCTATAGAATGTTGTACTTCCATTACAATAATGATTTTCGAGCAGGTTTATTATTCGCGTAATCTTGAGTTTGGCTTGCAGGTTGTTCCGGTTGGGGCTGCTCTTTGACACCTGCGGCTTTTGCAGCAATCTCGGCAAGCTTGTTTTTCGTACCTTTATCCAGGATTTCTTCATACTCTGCATCCTGAATATCATCAGCTTCTTCTTTGGTTATTAATCCCATTGAAATCTCCGGGCAATATACACGTTGCCAAAAAGCAGCAGCACGATAGCGAAGCATTTGACTGGGCATTGATTG